GTTGCTACAATGACATTCATGGTCACAATGTTTACATATTGGCATATTACCTCCTATGGTATATACGCTTGCGCCGGTTTAACTCTAAACGAGACTCTTTCTCGGTTAGCATCAGCGGTTCTCTCAAATTCTTCATCATATACCGCTTTTAATCCCGCAGTCATCTGCGGTGCTCTTTTTAAAGAAACATAATAAGCTAATCCAGAAACTAAACAAGGAAGAAAATAGAAAGGCACATCTGCAGTATTTGAATATGCACCTGCATCCATAATTCTATTTACATAGAAATACTTCATTATGTAAGCTTTATCGGGGTTAGGATAAACAAACATAGTCATGTCGTGCTCAGGTCTTCCTGTGCTAGTAGATCCATTAACAGTCACTTGACCGTTAATTAAACAAAATTGTGTTGGTCTAGCGTCACCTGTATTAGTTTCTCTCTTTCTGCTTAAATTCATATATTCTGTTCTGGAAATTTTAGTGATTGCTACATCTGTAGTATTTTGATCACCATCTAAATTTGCAGTTGCATTAGCTGTCGTTGTTATTGTTGCATCAATAATATCTACAACTTTTTGATCAACAGCATAGTAATTTGTACCTGCAGTCATTGTTTGAGTTGCGTAATCAATGGTCCATAAATTTAAACCACGATTAGCCCAATCAGAAAACATAAGGTTTAAAGATCTTCTAGCAGTTCTTAAATCATAACCGCTTCTTACTTCAAGACCACATCTTTCAAATGCTTCTTCTATAATTTCCTCTATCGAGAGGTTAAATGTTCTCGTACCTGAATAAGCCATTTAAACCTCTACGAGATAGCGTCGTATTCTTTTATAAACTCAATAACTATACTAGCAGTATCATCGTTAGTAACAGAAGAAAAGTTAATCAGAACATCGCCAGAATAGTTAGTTGCTTTTGTATTTTGTAAAGTTCCTATAGAACCAAAGTCAAAATCATCAGAATGATTACAAGACCATGCAACTGGATTTGTTCCACTGTTATCCCACTCTACTAAAAGTGTTTTAGCAGGAGCAGTTACACTAGAGCTCCACCACATTCTATTTATATTTACATAAGTACAAGCTGTTCCATCAGCTCTTGCATTTAAATTAGATGCGTCAACTTTATATGTTTCAGCTGTAGTAGATGCTATTTTAGCGGTGAATGAATAGATAGCTTTTCTATCTCCATCAAATAATTTTTTTACGTATTGTGCCATTTAATTCCCCTTGTAAAAGGGTGGGGACATTACTCCCCACCCACGGTTATATTAATTTTACCAAGCGTCTGCCGCTGTCATATTTCTTCCTTGCATATAATCAATTGAGAAATATCCAATTCCAGTAGTCGCTAAAGTTCCTGTTGAAGTTAACTGTACGATAACTTGAACATCAGAGTTGTAAGCAACTCCGTCCGATCCAGTTTCAGATTGAGAAACTGATCTCCAATCTGCTATTTGTGTAGCATCAGTAGTAATTACTTCACCACTTGCCACGTTAGTAGTTGTCTGCATTACTGCACTAGGTATGTCTGCTAAATAATCAGAATCATCTGATTTACCAATTTCAACTATATCGGAAGTTCCTGAGTTAAATGCTTCTACCATGTGTAGTTTCATATCAACAATAGATGATTGATAAGGAATAACACCAATAGGTCTTGCATATAAAACGCCACCTGTTGCTGCACCTGTTCCTACTTCAATATTACCAGTTCCTGCACCACTAATTTCAACTTTAGTAACACTTCTAAATAAGCCTACTAAAGTAGCAGCAGTATATACAGTTCCAGCATTTGGACCTGTAATAGTTTCAGCTAATGCCTTACCATTAACATCAGTGCCTGTGATAGTGAAAGTTACACCAGAATCATTACCAGAACTTTTTACAGCAATTTGTCTTGCCCAAGCTTGATTTCTAGTTGCTGCAACAGAAGATTGGCTTGGCGCATAAACACTAACACCGTTAACAGTTTCAGCTAATGCTCCATCAATAGTTAATGCTCCAGCTGCTGCAGGTGTTTGCGCTGTGCAAATACCATTATCATCACCTGGTGCCATTTCGTTAAAATACATACTTACAGTATTTTTAACCCATTGTGTGTCTTTTAAATCTTTACCGCGGTAACCACCATAGTTAGAACCGCTAATTACTGGACCCGTTTTAACCGGACCCTGAAAAGTTGTTGTACCCATTTGTACTCCTTTGGCTGTATAGGCCATTTGTCACGTCGTCTCTATACCGTCTGCCTAGTCAGTCTCCGTAACTATTTTACTAGGATAAAGGGGCGAACTAATTTCGCCCCTTTAAAGATTAATTAAGCTCCTGGTGAAGCAAAGATACCTCTCCAGTCAGACCAGCCGAAGCTGTATCTTTCTCTAGCTTTGTATCTAACATTACCAGTATCGAAATCGCCTTCCATAGCAGTTCTAATTGGAGCTCTTACAAAATGTTTAAGTCCATTAGGTGCATCTGTTTTAATGAAGAACGCATCAGTATCAGTAAGGAAGTTGTTTACAACATATCCTTCAGGTACCATACCCATTGATTTAATTGCGTTGAT